ATAAAGCCAGCTCCTGCACCGCTATTTATGGCGCCATTGAATCGCGCTATTACCCTAACTCCAGGAGGCACCGAAACTGTTTGCAATGTCATAGTTGCAGATGGATTGGCGCCAAAATCTTGAACGGCCGTCACCCACGTTCCGTAATCTCCGACTTGCGTGTACGGCAGGATATGCGCCGAGCCATCCGTCTTGAATGACCAGAGGCGCCGAAAGGCTGTGGTGCCCGTTGGCTTGTTGGCCGCCGTGATGCTGGTGTCATAGAAGACATCGGGGAGGCCGTTAATGGTAGCGACGAAGACGTGGTACCAGGTATTGATTGCGACGGTGAGGCCGTTGCCCATACCGTTCGCGCCATTGCCGACCGACCAGTTTCCCGAGATGAACTTGGTCATCGTCGAAGCGAGCGTGATGAAGGACGTGTTGGTGCTGTCGGCGCAGCTGCATGGTGATACGTCTATGGACGTTGTTGGAGTTGCAATAGTTGGTCCAGTGTTCCCACCGGTCAGGTAGCCGCGGAGAAAGGTGGGCGTGAATACGGAAGAAATCCCTAAAGTGTTTCCGGTAAACATCAGACCGGCGCCAAGCGCTATCTCTGAAGGCGACTGCGGTCCTGAAGTCGGATTGCCCAACAGGCTGAATGGCGCCTCGGACTGCATCTTAGGGTAGGAAACTGAACCGGGTGTAATCTGAGTCTGGATCGCGCCAGTGCCGCTGCCGGTCACGTCTCCGCTTAAAATAAAGGTGCCGCTGCTAGTGGCCGATGACGCTGCCAAGCCACCGAGAAGAATATTGGCCGGTATAATGCTGGTCCCGATATTGGACATCGCGATCGTCATCGCACTATCCCTTAGAAGCCAGCCAGAATTAACGCGATGGCAGGAAGAGAGCCGATCAGTGCCGAGAGCAAAATAATTCGGATCATTTTACTCACCTCGTAACGGTAAAATTTATGGTGACCGGGATCGGGCCATTCTGCGTGCATAGATTGACGACGGCCCCCGAAATATCGGTCGCCTGGATGTCCATGACGCAGGATAGTAACCCGGAGGTACGCAACCCCGGCGGCCAGCTCGGAAGTTTCGCGGCTGGCACGGCCCAGCCGAACGTGCCGAGCTGACCGGTGTTGATCATCAATCCGGCGCCATTGCCGACGGCGGCGCTGGTCATCTGCAACAGCACGGTTGTATCCGTGATGCTCTTTCGCAGCATCGAACTGAAGGTAATGCCGGTCAGGTCCAGCGCCGGCGGCAGAATGGTAATCTGCGCGGCGCTGACATTGGCGTTGGCCTGATTGTTCAAGGTTATCGACAGCGCCCCGACCGCAGTGATTCTTGTGCTCGGTGGCAGCGCCGGTGCCGACACCGGCATTCCGACGGCGAGCCCGACCACGGAAGCCAACCCGCTGACGATGTTGTTACCTGCCGTCAATGTCCCGACGATCGACAATGGATTGGCCGGATAATTCGGCTGCGAGACGTAGAACTGATCAGTGAAGTCGGCGCTATGGCTGATCGCGATGGTAGTGCCGGCCGGGATCTGCTGCAGACTAAGAAGGTTAGTCATTTATATATAGATGCCGTTATTGGAAGGCTGGCCCGGCAAGTTACCTGGAAGATACGCGGCGCCCTGCCCTCCGGTATCAATAATGCCCGCGGAAACCGTGTACCGCGTGCCCGTGGCAGCACCAGAGAACACAACGTTTGCGCCTGACGTGAGGATGCCGAAGTCGCGGACCAGGGCGAAACTGCCGATGAAGTTTGGCACGCTCAACAGTGAAACTGTCGTCGAACCGGTAATGGGCATGGCGAATTGCCCGGCGGTCTGAACAATTATGTGGTAGTTCGCGCCGCCTGATATGGTATAGTTCCCGAGGCAAAAGATTAAGCCGCCGGCGCATAGAATGTGTGCGTAGCAGGCGGCAAAGTTGATATTGTTGTACGATATCTGACCCCCGACAGAAACCGTTAAACCAGTCCCGCCGGTGAGAGTCGGGTCCGACAATTGGAAACCATTCACGGTGAAGGCCACACCGTTTCCAACTGCCTCAAAGCACGCATTACCGTAGGGGGCGACGGCGCCTGTGACAACGCAGCTCGTCGGCGATCCCGGGTTGCCGACAAAGATGACATTGCCGCTGAAGGGATAAGTGATCGACATAGCCGCATACGTGCCATTGGCCACGTTCACCGTGACGGAGAAGCCATTGATGTTCAACTTGCTGATGTTGTTTGCAGCGCCTTGCAGGGTCAGCCAGGGGCCGTGCGTGCCCGATATTGTCGCCGATGTGCCGTCATAGAGCGTATCGCTGCCAAGTATGCCACCGCTGGTGTTGTTGCTGACAAAGAACGTCGTGTTGGCTTGCAAGCCCGTCGCTGCTCGGGCGACAAGCTGGAATTGCGTGCCGTCGTAGATCAACAGCGCGACTTGACCAACCGTCAAGGCACCGTAAGCCAGCGGCTGTAATCTGGAATCGGTAATCGCCACTGCGCCCAGCGCGTTAACCGCGATGGTGACCGGGCCGGTGTTGCCGTTGGCGATCTTGACCTCGACCATCAGGCCGGCAAACAGCGACGTGATCGCCGGAGTGAACGGTGCCGTGACCGTGTTCGCGACTACGCTGGTATCGACGCAGTATGGGATATTGACGGTAGAGAAACTGGTCGCGCCGCCGCCGCCGGTGCCCTGGAAGTTGGATACCTGCCAGAAGGAGCCGTCATAGACGAAATAGCACACCATGCCTGACGGCAGGTCGCCGGCAGCCACGGCCGCGCCCGTGGCGCGGTGGATCGCCACGGCGCCGAGGCCGTTCAGATTGAGGGTAGTTGGACCGGTGTTGGTGCCAGCCAGTTTGATCTCGCATCCCAGGCCCGGAACAAGCGCGGCCGGCGGTGGGAAGATCGAGGCCACGATGCCGTTGGTCGAGAACGCGATCTGGTCGCCGATCGCGACGGTGGCGTTGACGACGGCAGTGAGCGTGACCGTGGTGCCGGTCTTGGACAGCACGGTCTGGCCACCGGTGATGGCGCCTACCGTGGTGATGTCGAAGGCTTTCTGTCCCGCCGCAACGTAGGCGGGGACGCCGCCGGCGAACGTCAGTACGGCGCTGGCAGTGGTGGTTGTCGCCGTGGTGACTACCGGCGCGCCGCCCGCGCTGGTGTCGACGTTGTAGGTCCATAGGTTGTTCTGGACATCCGGGGGCACCGCCGGCAGCGTCGGGAAGAACGGCGCGGTGGGCAGCTGCACGATATTGCCCGATGTGATCTGGGTCTGGCCGTTGACGACGGTGACGGCGTACAGGCCGACAAATCCAAGATCCGGCGCTGGCGTGGTCTGCGATCCGGTCGCGGCGGCGACGCCGGCCTTCAGCGCAATCGTGCAGACGCAAGTCCGCGTCGTGAACTGCGACATGCCGTTGCCGGCAGGACCGGAATATGGTGCTGCCGGGTTCGATGCATTCCAATACGAGAGCGTCATCGCGCCGGCATCGACATCGTTCAGGATGGCCTGCACCAGGAAGACCTGGCTGAAGCCGGCAGTGCTCGGTGGCGTGATGGCTAAGGTCTTTGGCAGGGCGTTGATGCCCTGCTTCATGATCGAATTGGTATCGATGCCGAGGTCACCGTAGGCGGAGGCGTCGGTCGGGTCCATCGAATAGATCGACCCGACGTTGACGTGAATGTTCAGGTCAGCGGTTGGAGTGGTCGGCGTGCATTGCAGACCCTCGACCACGGTCGACGTACCGAGAATACCGTGCGCAGCATAGGCGAGACCGACCATGCCGAACTTGTTGGGATTTAGCCAGTCGGTCGATTGGGGTATTGCCGATGTGTAGACGAGGCCTCTGTCCAATTTACATATCCTTATGTACGCCAGTGCGTTACACTGACGGCATGCAGCAGATCTGTTCGGTTTGCGGAGTGGCGAAGTCTCTGAACGACTTCCATCGGAATAAGAATAAGCCGTTAGGCGTTAGCCCGACCTGTAAGGACTGCGCGAAGGAACGAGCGCGTCGATGGTTCAAAGAGAACTCGGAGCGCGGCAAACAAACGCGCGCGGCGTGGCACGTCGCTAATCGCGAGGCGATGCTCGTCCGCATGAAGCAGAACAGACTCGACAAGATTGATGCATATCGCGCGGCCAATAGAAAATGGGCCACAGAAAACAAGGAACGCAAACGCGAGATGGATAGGCGCTGGCATGCGGCCAATCCGGATAAGTCGAGGCTCTATCACCGCGTCAACCAAACGCGCCGACGATTAGCCGAAGGCACGCACACGGCCAATGACATCCTAAGGATCATGAAAATGCAGCGCAATCGGTGCGCGATCTGCAAGGTCAAACTACGCGGTAAATACCATGTTGACCATATCGTACCGATCGCTCGCGGCGGTACGCACTGGCCATCCAACCTTCAAATCCTGTGTGCTCCTTGCAACACAACCAAGCATGCCCGCGATCCAATCGATCACATGCAGTCGCTCGGTCGGCTGCTTTAGAGAATTGCTGTCCACACAATTACGCCAGAAGGTTTGGTGGTCTGAATGGTGGTATATATCTGTGCGCTATTGACTGACCCGGCTTCCTGGTTCGGACTGATGTATTCAATTGATCCAACGCCAATGCCACCGAGATAACTACCGATGCCAGCCACGTTCGGAGTAAGGGGCCCGATACCGTGTCTCACTTGCAGAAAGATCTGACCCGGCAACTGCATCGAACCCCAGCCGCCGCCTTGGCCAATGGCGAGTCCGCTCGCAGCTACACCTATGGCACCGGTATCAAAGGTGTTCCACGGTTCGAAAACTTTTGGGGGACTACCGGTCAGGGTCGATAGCGCGTTCACCATCCCGGCGCGGGTGACGCGCTCCTTGAGGATGGTCGCGGTGATCTGAGCCCGGAAGGCACTATCCGTGGTGCCCTTGCGGCCCAGGAACCGGCCCAGGAAATCATAGGCGATGATATCGAGGAATATCCCGCTCGATGTGGCGATCCGCGACTGCTGGCGCGCGTAGGTGATCCAGGCATAGCCCCATGTGAATTGATCGCTGATGCCGCCAAGCAGGGCAGCATAGATTGGAGCAACCCAGGCCCACCAGCGGCGGGGAATTACCCCTTTAACGCGGCCGGTGATGTCGTCGCTGCTGCCGGTTGGCGCAATTGGTTGCTGTACTTGGACCACTAGCGGCGGCGGCAGCGCCGAGCTGAAAAGAAGAAGCGGCATGCTCTAGCTCACAATAACGGAAGAGCACTTTACTGTCGCAAACCCGATACTTGCGTTCCCGTCGTTCGTCAGCTTCGTCGCCGAAAGCGTGCTCGGATCGCCGTACTGGCCATTGAGCAGAACGCCCGTCACCGCCGTCACACCGGGCACCGAATAAGCCCAGGATGCGATGATCGAGTTGGGCAGCGAATTGCCAAGCCCAAGATTGTTGATGTTCAGCGCGATGGTGGCGGAGACGGCGGCGACCACGGTTGCATGATCGAATCCCGGCGCCGTCGTGATCTGCAGCGATGGCGTCGCGAAGATGACGGTGGGTGCGAAGACGGCGAATTGGATTGATAGCGGCCGGACCGCATTGGCCGCGGTGACGATCATCTGCAGGAAGGCAGCGCTGGGAGCCCCGGAGCCATCGTCGGCGACAACGAAGAAGTAGCCGGGATGATAGCTGCCGTCGAGATTATATCCCTCGGTCAGCGTCCACTGGACGTTCACCTCGGCGCCGAGGATCGCCGCCGTCAATCCAAAGATGTCGCCGCGGGACAGCCCAAGTATATAGGCGGCAAACCTGGTCTTGAGCGCACTGTCGGACTCCTGGTCGGCGCCATTCGTGAAGGCCGAGACATTGTTGACGGTATCAATGCCGACGATCGGAGAGGTCATGACCGAGATGGCGCCCGCGACGATGTTGCCGGCGCTGCCAGCTATCGCGCATTCGACCGGAACGATGATCGCGGCGATCGACGAGGCCAATGGGTAGCCGCCAAGCGACGCCGAATAAGTCCCGTAGGTCGGATCGGCGATGACGACAAAATTCTGCGAACCGTCATTTGTCTGGATCGTCGCCGCGGCATCCGGCCCGGCGTTGACGACGACGCCGTTGTTGCTGACCGATGTCGCGGCCGGGATAAAGCACGACGACGGTCCGGCCGTGAAGCGAGTGAACGTGACCTGTCCGGTTGCCGGCTGCGCGCCGAGGCGCGGCGATCCGCCAGGCAGCTTCGCGGTCTGGCTGCCCGGCAGCACCGGCATGAAATCTGCCACGAAGGTGTCAACGTCCGTGCCGCTAGAGGTCGCCAGCCGGATCGCCTGCAGAAGCTGGATAACGAGAGCTTGAAACCAGAGCAGTATTCCGGCATAGCCCTCCGCTATGGCCCGCAGGGTCGAGCCGATCGCAAAATTGATAAGCTTGGACGAGCGGCCTTGAATGCCGGAGATGATATTCGAAACAATAACATTAAAACTCTGCGTCGGAAGGGACGGCATCTCACATTCCCCTCTTCGTCGAACTTATCTTGGCGCGCGTTTCAGCCGATAATGTCATCCCAATATGGGCGCTGCTAATCTTCGCGCGATGTTCAGGTGATAGAGATTTACCGGTGACTGCGATCACGCGACCACGAGTAAGAGCGGCGATATGCTCTGGTGTCATCTTGCGCCGCTTAAACCATTCCCTGAGCTTTTCAATATGCTCGGGAGATAGTTTCTTACCTTTTTGCGCGGCACTTATCCTTGCTCTGGTCTCTGGAGACCTCGGCTTTCCACGACTTGATGCACCGATCTTTGCGCGATGTTCTGGGGTTAGAGTACGGCCTCGATTGCCTTCGGCGTTAGGCGCGATGTTATAACCAATTGATGCCGCGCTATATGTATCCATGTAGTGCTGCTCGCGAATATTGAGCGACGGCACCTCAACCTCTTCTATTAATTCAAATAAGAATGCATCTTCTCCATGTTTTGCCCATGTTCTCTGAAGTTTGATGTTGGGATGCTTACCTTTCCGCAAGTAGCATTTATGCCAATTGAGTCTAGCTTTCACATTGGCGGCACTCCCAATATAAGCCTTGCCGGATACTATATTTAGGATCCTGTAGATGCCAGAGACTGCCATTCATTCTTCTACTATGCGGTTATCGAAAATGAAACCGAGACGCCTGTCTTCGCGTCCCAGTATAAAATGCCGATAGTGATCAGGCTCGGATCGTTCGGAGATGCCCCCACCGTTAATTGTGCCGGCGGAGACGGAGCAACCGAAGCCTCGAGCGCGAGTTGCGATGAGACGATGGAATTAATATCCGATACAGACAGCACCGAACCAATCTTCTGCGGAAGGCCCGCCCCGTACGAATTATGCCAAACATAGCCCTGCACCGCTGTGAACAATCGGCGCTCGAGCCGCTGGCGGACTTCGGTATCGCCGTCGATCACTAGCAGATCGCCGGTCGCGTCGATCTGAAAATCATCATGCCATTCGAGCGAGCAGTCGGCCATCAGCTCAAGACCTCTGACTTCAGTGCCGCAATCGCCGCTTCCGCCGTGGATGCGAATTCGAAATGAACCTCTTCAGAGAAATGGATGTCTAAAGGCCCGTCGCCCAACATTGGCGTCTTAGCACACCAAGCGACAAATCGCGGAAGCGGCGGTTGTGGCCAAACTAGAAATGGGTCACGACACCGGCGAACAGCGAAGTACCATTCCCCGCATTTCTCTGCCATCTCGGCCATCAAACATTATCCTGTAACTGGAGGATCGGACGCACCCTCAACCCACGGATTGGGATCGTCCTTATTCTCCTTCGATTTGGCATTGATGGTGCCGGCCGCCTTGATGAAGGCGTTCCCGGTGGCATAGAGGATTGCCGCGGCGCCTTTGAAGAGAGCGTTGGCGGCCGAGATCATCTTGATGTCGCTGCTCGCGTTTACGGTGAATTTTTTGCAGGTGACGACAATATTGCCTTTGCCATCGCAGACAATGGTGGCGCCGTT